GGCACAAAGGAGCCCGAAAAGCGTGCGCGTTTAAAATCCTGGAAGGTGCGGAAAATCGGAAAATCAAAAGGAGGATCTCATGATTGAAAAAGAAGATCTCCCCTCGTGTCCTTTCTGTGACGGTCAGGACTTGTGGAGGCGTGGGAAAACGGCGAATGGATTGCAGCGGTGGTACTGCAAAAGCTGCGGTCGCCAGTTCCACATCGATCTCCACAGGGAGATGATGCTTGACATCGTGACAAGTCTTCTCCGGCAAAAAGTTGATGTGATGAAAATCGCCAGGGCGCTACGAGGACAGGTCGGCAAAAGCACTCTGTACAGAATGAAAGGAAGCAAAAACCATGGATAAGAAAGAAATTAAAGCGGCGGTGGCAATCAGGTGCAAAGCAGAGCGCGTTGCCATGCCGCAGAAGAAAACTCTGAAAGCTCGGGAAGCGCTGAGCCTCGATTTTATTGGTGCCTGTTATGACACCAACAACGTCGGAGAGGCCCGCCTGTATGTCGCGCTGAACAGGGATCGGCATCGGTTTGATGTCAACGCCGGGGAGTGGCTCTTTTTTAAGGAGCACTTCTGGGATGTGGACCCGCTCGGGGCAGAGGCGTTCTCTGCAATCTCCGCAGTGGTCGCAGAATTCGAACGGTACTACGAAGCTGTTCTCCTGCCGAAGATTGAATATCTGCAGGAGAAAGACCACCCGAAGCCTGCAGAGGCCATGCAGAGAGAATACAAAACCCGCATCAAAAGGCTGCTCTCTGCCGGTGGCCGCGCTGATGTTATCAGTACGGTGTTGAAAGAGACAGAGATCCACTGCACCAGTGATCAGTTTAACCAGAACGGCTGGATCCTCCCGGTGAACAACGGCGTGATTGACCTGCGCACCGGACATATCAGAGACGGCAGCCCTGATGATTTCTGCTCTGTTCATGCTCCTGTTGACTGGGACGGCATCGATTCCCCGGCACCAACGTGGGAAGCGTTCCTCTTTGACATCTTCGCCGGCAACCTTGACATGATCAACTACATCAAGCGGATCCTCGGCATGGCCATTGTCGGCCAGCAGCTGGAACCAGACTTTTTTCTTCTCTATGGCAAGCACGGACGCAACGGCAAGACCACCCTGCTGGAGACTATCGCAAGGGTGCTCGGTCCGGAAATCACCGGAGCAATTCCCGTAGAGTTCTTTCTCCGGCAGGGCTTTGGTGGCAGTCGCAGCGATCAGGCCTCACCAACACTGGTGTCGATGCAGGGGAAACGGATTGTCTGGGGCGTCGAGCCGGACGACAACAGGGATTACGCAGTCGGGACCCTGAAGGCGATCACCGGCGGAGACTCCATCACTGCCCGCCAGCTCCATGAAAAGAATATCACCTTCACCCCCGCCCTCACCCTCTTTCTCCTCTCGAACCACCTGCCACACGCCAGTGCAAATGACGGCGCCTTCTGGGAGCGGATGCGTCCCCTCGAACTCACCCTCTCTTTTGTCATCAGGCAGAAGAAGATCGACGAGGAGGGTAACGAGACAGCCCGGCCACTGCAGGAGTTCCAGCGGCACGCCGACACCGCGCTGCGCGATAAGCTGGCAGCAGAACATCCCGGCATCCTCGCCAGCCTTGTCCGCTATTGCCTGGCATGGCAGGAAGCCGGGTCGACATCACCACCGGCAGAGGTCATCAAGTTTCTGGAGCAGTACCGGGCCAGCGAAGACATCCTGCAATCGTTTCTCGACGAGAACTGCTTTGTCGACATTGACAACCCTAACTGCAACTCTGCGCTCTCTGCACTGTACAACAGATACAAGGTGTGGTGGGCAGACAACAACCCCTCCCGTCCAATATCAAACAGGCGCTTCTCAGCCCTGCTGGAAGACAAGTTTGAAAAGTATAAAAACTCTACTGCGCATTTTCGTGGGCTGATGCTTGACGCCGGAAAGATCGTGGGGGACGCCTATGAACAGCAATAAGCTCCCGTGCTCCCGTAACCTCCCGTGTTCCTCCCGTTCAATATGTATCGATACTTCAATATGTTAGACCATCCAACGGGAGAACGGGAGAAAGAAACACATATATCCCGCGTGACGCGCGAGGGAAGAAGCTGGAAGAAGGAGCAGAAAGTTTTTTTTGTAATACAAAGTTGTAGCGGTCTTCCTCCCGTCCTCCCGTAAACCTCTCTAAGTATATAGAATAATAAAGGAAAAAGAACGGGAGAAACACGGGAGGAAACGGGAGAAAGAAAAGAGAGTTTCAAGAAGTTAAACAAAATCAACCAGTTACTTAAAAACAAACCTCCCGTGAGGATACCATGAACGTCATCGACCTCTACATCGAAGATCTTGCCCACACGAACCCTGGCACCTCCCTCCTCTCTGTCTCTGGAGGGAGAGAGTTCCGGGGGCCGTGCCCGGTATGCGGGGGAAAGGATCGCTTCGGGGTGTGGCCGGATCAGAACGGAGGGGAAGGGTCATGGCATTGCGGGCGGTCTGCAGCAGGGTGCAAGGGCTGCCTGAAGGGCGGAGACACCATCGAATATCTTCGGCACGTACGGGGGATGAGTTTTGTGGGAGCAAAAGAGTATCTCGGGATAAAGCCATCAAACAGGCCCAGCGCGAAGGTGCCCTCCCTCCCTCGCAGGATAAAGGTGGCTTCTGTCCCCGACGACAAGGCTCATTCGGAGGAGGTCGAGAGCCCCGAGCTGTGGCGTGAGAAGTGTGAGAAGTTCATCACCGCCTGTGAGGCCGCCATCCTCGACCGCCCTTCCGCTCTCTTCTGGCTGGCTGCCCGTGGTATCCCGGAAGGGGCCGTCCGGAGGTATCGCATCGGATTCCACGCGGGGAACACCATCCGGGGCAGGGAATATCAGCCGACTTTCCGGCCGTGGTCGAGCTGGGGACTGCGCAAAGAGATGAAGAAAAATGGCAGAGAGAGGATGCTGGTCCTGCCTGCGGGGATTGTCTTCCCGTATATCGCTGAAAATGGCGAGATCCAGCGCATCACTATCCGCATGGTGGCCCCTGACGCCAACAACCCGCACAAAAAATATCACTATGTGAAGGGGTCCAGGCGCACCTGCTGGCTCGACACTTCCTCTGCCCGCCGGTTTACGCTGCAGGAGGCTGAGCTTGATGCCATCGCTGCAGCATGGGCCACCCGCAACATCTCCCCGGCTGTCGGGCACATTGCTCTGGGGACGACGGGGATGAAGCCGGACACGGCGACGGCGGAGGCTCTGTCTCATGCCTCTCTTATTATAGGTGCGCTGGACTACGATACGCCGAGAGTCAATACGGTGACGGGCGAGATGGAGAGTCCGGGAGCAGCAGCAGGTGCCTGGTGGGAGCAGAACTATCCGCAGTACGTCCGCTGGCCGGTGCCGGTGGGGAAAGATGCAGGGGAGGCCTTCGCTCTCGGGGTCGATCTTGCTGCATGGATTGGAGCTGCTCTGGAGGGGGAGTCGGTTGTTGAAGAAGAGCAGGAAATCGCCGAACCCCTTCCCCCCGTGCAGGTCTTCGACTGCAGCTCAGTAACACTGAAGAGCGGCCGTGTCTTCTATCTCACGGAAGATCGCGACGAGTGGGGCGAGATCGCCGCCAGCGGGACGGCGGTGTTTACGGAAAACGAGATGGAGCGGTTGAAGACGGCGCTGTCTGGAACGAAGGATGAGGTGCAGATCAGGCAGGCAACGGATGCTGTGCTTGATATCAAAGAGGTGCTCGGCGGGTATATCCGGGCCGGACGGTCTTGCATGGAGTGTAAAGAGGTTTGTGGTGGATAAGACAAAAAAACACAAGAGGTGGTGCGGAGTCACCACCTCTGACAGAGAGATCGCAAAAAACAACAGGTTGGCCATGCTCATGCAGGTGGCCGCAAAACGACAACCAAAACAGGTGGATACCATGGCAAGGGATGAACTGGGAACGTGCGACGTGTGTGGATCGGAAGGGAAGAGGGTTCGGTCTTATCTGGGCAAACGCTGCTGCAGCGCATGCCGTCAGGTCAGATCTATAATCAAGAACCACCCCCACCGGGTGGAGCGGATGTACGAAGAGTTCCACGGTGAGCTGCCATCCGGGAGTGAGGCTACTGTTGCAAAGCTGCAGGAACGTTTAGAGACGAATAAAGCTTTGCGGGCGGAGGATTTGAAAAAATATAAAGATCTTACTGACAAGTATGCCACGCTTGACGCGGGGTACGACGGGTTGTCCACCTACGTTGAAGGGTTGATCAGTGATAGACGATTTCTTATGAGGCAAGGGGCTGGTACTTCGGGGGAGAAAACCAAAATGGAATTTGCGTATTCACAGCTGTCGAATTACGCAGAGGCACTGCAGATTGACCGCCGGCACTTGCAGGACCAACTGCAGATCCGCAGCAAGGCTGCCCCCTGCCTCTCGTCTCCCAACCTGCAGGATCTGGAAGAAGATCTCCTCACCCTCTCCCTCGCCTATATCCGTCAGGATGGCCAGACCTTTTCCTCCTGCCTGCACAATATGCAATATGCGGTTCAAGTCGCGGCGGAGAAATCATGAAAGCAGATAAAGCAGGAACTCCTGCAGAAAAAGCCCGCTGGAAGATCAATTACCTCAGCCCGGAAGAGGCGGACAACGCGGGAAAGCCGTCTGGTGCACGGTGCCTGAATTGCACCAACCGCAGCCAGATCCGCTGTGGCATGGAGCTGGATATCCTCTATTGTCTCCTCAGCCCGATAAACCTGTTTCCCTGTGTGGATGTCTCTGGATGGTGTCAAAATTTCGCGGAAACAGACTGTCTTCCCGCCCATCCCCGCTGGTGGAGAATCCCCACAACAGCCGTCCCCTTCATCCACGGATCAGGAGACGGGGAGGTGATCTTTGACTATCGCTGACGACACCACCGCTCACGAAGACGACCCTGCGACCTTCCCTACAAAAAAAGCCGTCTGGGAGTGGCTGCAGGAGAAAGGGGAATACCTGATCGGCCGTTCCCAGTTTTACAAGCACTGTAAAGATCGGCTGTTGCTCAAGGGCAGGCATGGAGTGTACCACCTCGACGATGTCATCTCCTACGCAAAGATGAACCTCAAGCGTGCTGACAGCGATGAAGTCGAGTCTGACCGTGAGCGCACCATGCGCAAGGAGAAGCTGGAGGTCTCCCTGAAAAAGGAGAAGGTCCTGCTGGAAAAAGAGACCTTTGACCTCTCCCGCAAAAAGGGGATGTTTGTCCCCCGCGAAGACTTCGAGCAGGCCATCGTTGCCCGGTCGATCACCTTTATGGCGCATCTTAATCACAGCTTCCAGGCGGCGGTGCCGGATCTGATCGACACCGTCGAGGGAAACCAGAAGAGGGCTGCAGAGCTGGTTGCTGCGCTCTCACGTATTGCAGAGCAGAGGATGGCAGACTTTGCCGTTGACGCAGAGTTTGACGTGATCCTCGAAGCAAACGAATAGCAAACACTGCATGAGGAGTTTGAAATGTATGAGGATATTGACTTTATCAACAGGCCGGACCCGCTCGGAACTCCAGCCCCGGAAGTTGTAGAGTCCCCGTTGAAATACGGCAGGTGGACAGGGATCAGACTCTCTGACAGAGATATCGCAAAAAACAACGACTTGTTTGTGGCGCAGGCAACTGAAAAAACAAAAGCAGGTGAGGAAAAAATGAAAGTGAAGGCAATCGGTGTATGCGAGGTTTGCAGGAAAGAGGGACGACCGCTGACAGCATCTTACGGCAAGGATGTCTGCACCGCCTGCAGTTTGCGGCGCAGTGAGATTCATAAGCACAAGGATCTGGTTATTGAGGAGTTCACCGAGTTTTTCGGATCTTCTCCTTTGCCAGCAGGGGAGGCGGAGGAGTCCGCACAAAATATAAAACTCAAAAAAGAGGCAGAGAGACGGGAACAGTTCATTGATTTTCTGGCCCGTGAAAACAAGGATTTTTCTGTTCTGGGGAGAGATGCACCGCTTGGCGGGTATCTCGACTTTCTGCAGGCGGAACGCCAGCGGCTGGAGGATGAGGTCGCGGACCTTGCCGCACTGGTGGCGGTGAACACCAAAGAGATGGCGAAGGAGGCGGAGGATAAAAGGCCCGCCTTCGGAGAAGTCGAGCGCACCCCTGAAGGTCTTTCTCTCTGCTCAGATGGATCCCTGGCGGGAATTGCCGCTGCATATATATGTCACGATAACGAGTCATTTTCAGCCTGTCTGAAAGGACTGGCAGTACGTCTTATAACACTGGAGTCACACCATGATCAATAAAGTCATTCTTGTCGGCAACCTCGGATCGAATCCGGAGATGCGCTACACCGCGAACGCCACCGCCGTCGCCAACCTCAGCGTGGCCACCAGTCGCAATGTTAAGAACAAGGCCAGTGGCGAGTGACTCCCGGAAACGGAATGGCACCGCGTGGTTGTCTGGGGAAAGTCGGGAGAGTTTGCCGGGAAGTATCTGCACAAAGGCGGCCGTGTCTATGTTGAGGGCCGCCTGCAGACTCGGAAGTGGACGGATAAATCAGGCGTTGAGAGATACAGCACTGATGTTATTGCCGAGGTTCTGAAGGATCTCAGCCCGCGGGAAGCGGCCCCCCGCCCCGAAGGCTTCCCTGCCCCGCCTCCGCCGATGAAGTATCCGGAGGACGGTATCGGGGATGATGTTCCGTTTTGACAATACAGGCAGACATGATAACTCCCCAAACCAACATCAAAAAAAAGAGACGGGTCATCCTGCGCACGGCCCCCGACTATCTCCCTGAGAGCTATCGGCACCGCACCAGCAGGATCCGGATCACGTTCCGGCCGACAGCCGGGGAGAGGCGTTTTTTCCGCAAGAAGGAATTCCTCTCACCGAGCAAATGGGCACCTCTCAACAGAGTCGTGACCTATGGCCCGCTGGAGGGTTCGCGGTGGGACAACACCTTTATGCCGCACATGCGCGGTATCCTCGATGCGTCTGTCTTCCCCGGAGTGCGCTACGTCACCAACAAAAAGGTGCCGCAGTCGGGGAGCTCTGCAGGTAATGAGACCCTGCTGGCATGGACTGCGGACATGGACCCGGGCCCGGTATTTGTCTGCTACCCTGACAGAGAGACGGGCAAGGATCGATTCCGGGATTATCTCTCCCCGGTCTTCACCCGATCACCCCGCCTGCGCTCCCTGCTGACGGGAGTCTCTGACGATGTGTCGTCGATGCGCATCAAGTTGCAGACAGCGCTTGTTTATCTGGCCTGGTCGGGGTCGGTAACCACTTTGGGCAACGTCTCCTGCCGGTATCTTTTTTTGGAGGAGCTCGACAAGTGGGTGCGGCAGCTTGACAAGAAAGAGGCGGATACTCTCAGCCTCGCCCTGGAGCGCTTCCGGGCATACATAACCAACGGCAAGGCGTTTATGAGTTCGACGCCCAGTGACCCTGCCGGACCTATCACTAAAATGTGGCAGAAGGCAGATGCAAAGTTTGAGTACTACCTGCCCTGCCCGGAGTGCGGCACGATGCAGTTTGTCTCTGACAACAACATCCGGTTCGGGGAGCATCGTGATCCGGAGGAGATTGTGAAGAAGGATCTCGCCCGCTTCCTGTTCCCCTGCTGCGGCGTCCTCGTTGATGACCGCACACGGATCAAGTCCTGCCAGCAGGGTGTCTGGTATGAGACCAATGCCGACGGCTCGCCGAAGGATAATCCCCGCCCCTTGGAAAAGGTGTTGGCGGAGGATCACCCGGTCAGTATCGCATTTACCTCTCCGGCGTGGATCTCACCACTCTTCACCCACAGCGAGATTGCTGCGGCAAAACTCCGCGCAACAAAAGATCCGGTTGCTGCACACTACTATGACAACCAGATCCGGGCTGTCGCGCATATCCCCTATCGACAGGGACGCAAAATAGACAACATCCTCATGCGCAGGGACGACCGCCCTGAGGGGCTGGTCCCAGGGAACGGCCTGACCTCCTGCCTGCTTGCCGGAGTCGATACACAGGACAACGGCTTCTTCTTCGACATCCGAGCCTATGGATGGGGGATGACGCAGCCGAGCTGGGGTGTGCGCTATGGTTTTATTGAGTCTCTGGCAGCCCTGTCAACAGTGCTGTGGGAGACGCCGTATCAGGATGTAGATGGTTTGTACTATCCCATCCTGCTGGCGGTTATCGACTCCGGTGGTCACCGTGCCAGCGAGGTGTACGACTTCGCCCGCCAGCACCCACAGCAGGTGGCGGCGTATAAGGGAGCGTCTGGACGTCGTGCGCAACCCTATACCAAGAGTGTCATTGACCGGTACCCGGGCACGAAGGTGCCGATCCCCGGCGGGGTCGATCTCTATATCTGTGACACGCATCATTACAAAGATCAGCTCGCCGGGAAGCTGCAGATAAAGCCGGATGACCCCGGGGCCTTTTTGTTTCACGCTGATACGGATGAGGCCTACGCCGAGCAGTTGTGTGCGGAGTACGTCAATGAGCGCAGGTTGTGGGACTGTCCGCTGAACAAAGCAAATCACTACTGGGACTGTGTTGTTGAGGGTCAGGTGGCCGCAGATATCATGGGCCTGAAGTGGATGTCAAACGAGGTTGAATAATGCCTGCCATATCCGACAGGAGAACAGGAAGAGGAGGAGTTGGCATGCCGTCGGCACTATCCGCTGCGCTGGTCCTTGCGACACAGTCAGCAAAAAATGGCGTTACCTACACGTCAAAATATGGAGCCCCCTGCCCGTGGTGTGGAGTGCGAACACGGATCTACAAGACGATGCCGTGGGAAGGGACAACACGTATCAGATACCATCACTGCGGGGTTGCAGGCTGCCCACTGCACCAGATGGGAATCTCAGTGAAATCTGTGGAGGTGGAGTGAATGGAGTGCTTTTTTGTTGATGGTTCCGCACGGTCCTTTGCGGACATTATCCTGCAGCAAAAAACCCCGAGAAAGAAGTGTCTTGTTGCTTCGTATGGGTTTGGGGTTGAGCAGGTGCGGAAGGTGCTCAGCGCCTTTGATTTTATGATGCTGGTGGCGGATGTCTCTCATGCGCAGCTCAACCCAAAGGCATACCAGATCGTTGTCGACATGAGCGATACCCTGCCAAATTTTTATTTTGTTGCGACGAAAACACACGCGAAGTTTGCGCTGGTGGATGACGAGATAATCATTTTTACGTCGGCGAATTTGTCGGCGAACAGAAGAATTGAGTCGTATCTGGTTGGGAATATGGCTGAGGCCTCCGGTGTTGATGCGCTGAAAAAGATATTTTCCTCGGCGCACTCTGTGGTTTCATACAGGGATTTTACGGGGGTGAGGGAAGGTGAAAAATTTAAACAGGTGGCCGCTAACTATATAGATCAGGGAGGATTGCATGAGCCAGGATACACCCACACTGTCGGGGAGTAAGGACGTTGAAGACGACATTATTATGCAGGTCAGGGACTCTACTCCAATGGGCATTGTTAATATTATTGTCGGGCAGTATCAAATTGCCAGCGAAGCAAAAGCCCGTGTTTTGGAGGAGGGGATTGTGGTGCGGAATATAGGTGGGCTTATTATCCCCCACCCTGCGATTAAAATCCAAAACGATGCCGAGAGGATCATTGCCGGGTTGCTTGGCAAATATGCGGAGGGGGAGTGATGGGGGGCATTAAAAGAGAGTTTACGGCTGCCGAAAGGCAGAAGGTGCTTGACGAATACGGGACCCGGACGCTGGTGGCGATTGCGAAGGATATCGGCGTCTCTCCGAGTTATCTCTCTCGGCGGGCCAGAGAGATGGGCTTTTGCAAGTACAGCACTGATCATAAACAGATGTGCGGGGAGGACCCCTTCGAGCTGTGGCCTTACAAAGAAGGGGAGTTGGCCTGGATGAACAAGGGAAAATATGATGTTCCTCGGGGGTGGAAGCTTTTGCTTGATGGAGATCAGGGAGAAGGGAGACAGGAGACGGGAAAAAGCAACGGCCAGGGGTCCCTTCGTGACGGAGATTCTAAAAACAGGAGAGGATGAGATGGGAGAAAACGAGAGCAGAGATAAAAAAACATCGGGCCCACCACCGCCACCAATTCCTCCACCAAAAAGGATCTTGGCAGAGGATATTTGCAGGCGGCCCCCCGCCAACACCAAAACCACCCACAAACCCGCCACGGAGGCTCAAGAAACCAATGAACAAACAAGAATACGACGTGACTCACGCCGAGCTGCAAGAGATGATTGTTAAAACTGAAGAGATGATAAGGGATTGCGCGGAGACAGGCAGCGAAAAAGATTTCCTTGCTCAGCATCTTAAAAACCTGCTGGACGTGCAGTTGGTTAGGGCTTCGGCTCCCATCGCTGCGCATCCTCCTGTCTCTCCTGCCTGGCCCCCGCTTGGGCCTATAACCCCGCGATAAAACGCGGAGCGAAGCGGAGTCGGATTTAATTGCATTGTTATGGGGCGAACTATGGAAGTGCTACACCTTACGCTTAAAAAGCAGTGGTTTGACATGATAGCCAGCGGCGAGAAGCGTGAAGAATACCGAGAGATAAAGCCGTACTGGAACCGCAGGTTGAACAATAAGAAATTTGACGCGATCCAGTTTCGTAATGGTTACAGCCCAGCCTCGCCCACAATGTTGGTTGAGTTGCGCGAACACCTGGGCGGACTGGGGATTACTGAATGGGGCGCACCAGAAGGCGAGGCGGTACACATACTGCGGCTTGGCCGGATACTGCAAGCCCCATAACATGTTCTTCCCGTGTCCCGGATAAAAGGTTTTCCTGGGGTGGATATATCCCGAGATAATCAGGGTTGTTTTTTCTTCATCTTTTTACGCCAATAGCGTATTTTCCTCTTGCGGAATTTACGCTATTGGCGTAATATATAGACATAAAGGATGAGGGGATTGGCCCCGACTGGAAAATAAAAGGAGAATAACATGTTTCACACAAGCCCGAATAAAGAAATTAAAATTGACAGGTGGGGAATTGCTGGTTCATGCCTATTTTTTTCAGAAGAGGCTTATTTTACATCAAACGCATCGATTTATGTTTTTGAGATGGAAGAGGTCGAGACAATTGAAGCATGGGAACTTTACGATGAGAAAATCGTTGAAGGTATCGCACGGAATTTTGAGTGTGACGAAATCTTTGCAGAACGACTTTTGCAGGGAAAAGAAAATGAGTGGGATTGCGAGAATTGCACAGCAGATCTTTCCTGGTGGTTACAGGGCCAACGTGGAGAATGTGCTGTTTTAATGGGATATGAAGGATGCGACGACTCCGACGAGCAAGGACCCGTAACGATAGTTCCAATGATGGGCCGTGAAAGTGAGCTTAAACTTGTAAAAATTTTAGATGATTAAAATTAAAGGAGAGGACATGATCACCATCCAAACAGCCACCACCCCCGCAACGTTTACAGAGAGCGTTGCGGGGGAAGAGAAAGAGGTCTCCCCGCCAGAAGCCCTGAAGAAAATCTGTAAAGAGCAGGGCTGGTCAGTGCAGGATCTGGCTGATCACCTCGGTGTCTCAAAACGCACTGTTGAGGGGTGGATGCAGGGGCGGCGTAAAGTCCCCCTCACAGCGATACTGTTGCTGGCCTGCCTGCTGAGGCGGAGGCAATCCAGCAACTGACAAGGATTCCTCGTGAGTTGCCGGGGATTCAAAAAGGATAAGAACATGAGCAAAGAACTCAACGATAAGATATTGGACTTTGTTGCAGGATGTAAACAAAACGGCGTCATGCCAGAGGCTGTTGTCTCCGAATACAGCAACATCATCCTGAGCAGTATCGCCGGAAACGGTGATGTCTATACTGACGGCTGGTGGGATGACGAGTTAAAAGAGGACTTTCTGGAATGGGTTGTGGAGACGTATCACTAAAATACCATTTTTTGATCTATGAGGTGGTACGTTCCAAAACGGAACCAACCACAGCCCTGACTCCAACTCCTGAAGTCAGGGCTTTGTCTTTTCCCTTCTCCCGTCTCCCGTCTCCCCAATTCCTTCCCAAAGCTCCACAAATCCTGGTAATTTACCAGCGCTGGTAACCCCTCCCTCCCCTCCATCCATAAAACATGCGATACTTCGCGCATGACAATAACAGAACTTCAAGAACGAAAAACGTCCCTCCTCGATGCTATCACAGCTATAGAGGGCGGCAGCCAGTCCTGGTCCTCACCTGACGGCATGAGCTATAGCCGGGGCGACCTCGCCGCTCTCTATTCTCAACTTCGTCGCGTCGAAGCTGAGATCGCGGTCTGTTCCCCCTCCGCAGACAACGGCGGATACTACGCTCAGGCCTTTGCCTTCGGAGGTCGGAGATAGTATGGCGGGCGTGAAAATATACAGAGCAACCACCGCCCTGATCGGGCAGGTGATCTCTCTTGTCTCCCCCGTTGCTGCTGCACGGTATAAAGCGGGCCGGGAGTTTTACCGGTCGTACACGGCAGGCTCTCTCCGCGATGCCGACCGCAACTTCACTCCCCGCCTGACCTCTGCAGACTCCGACATCCGCAAGGCATGGCCGCTGATCACGGCACGCTGCAGGGACCAGGTGGAAAATAATCCCCTGATCTCCGGGGCCATTGAGCGTATCTGCCAGAACGTCGTCCGCAACGGCATCAATCCAAAATTTAAATTTAAAACTTCCGCTGGCGTTATCGATGCAGCAGCCAACGCCAAGTGGCAGGAATCCTTCCGCCGCTGGCGTCGCTACTGCGAAAGCACCGGCCACGATACGTGGAAAGGCGTACAACGCCTTGTCCTTCGCCACCTCTGGTCTGACGGCCAGTGTTTTGCCCACCGCTGTTTCGACTTCAGCATTCCAGGTGTCAATCCCCTTCGTCTGGAATTGCTGGAGTCGGATATGCTCGATCCCACCGTCGACGGCCCGCAGGCAAACGGCAATCTCGCACGCAAGGGTATTGAGTATAACAGCAACGGCCGCCCGGTCACCTACCACTTTCTTTCTCATCATCCCGGTGACTGGGTCGCGTGGACAACCCTGAAGACTCGGAAGATCCCTGCCGCAGACATCATCCACGTCTGGGACCGTCGCCGGATAAGCCAATTTTCCGGCATCGCCTGGCTGGCGGCAGTGGTTATGGAAGCATATCGCATGGAGGATTTCCGGCACATCACCATGGACGAAGCCCGCATCCAGACGATATTTGGCGCTTTTCTCCGCTCCACCTTCCCCGCCTTTCAGCTTGGGCAGGGTATGCCTCTTGGTGGGCAGGCAACGCCGACGGCAGCGAAGACCGGCGCAACAGATGCACCCACTGAGATTAGTTCCCCCATGATCCAGAAATTGCCTTCGGGCACAGAGCTGCAGTTTACTCCCACCGCGCACCCTGGCAGCCAGTATGAGCCCTTCGTCAAGGACTCCCAGCGCTGGCAGTCTGCCGGTTTAGGTATGTCGTTTGAGGGTTTTGCCAACAACTACACAGACAGCTCCTACGCCTCGGCCAGATCCGGAGCGCTGGAAGAACGCCTCGGGTATCGCGGCCAGCAGAACGTGCTTGATGAGCAGTTTTGCCGCGACGTGTACGCCTGGTATATCGCCGCCGACATGCTGGCAGGGACTGCTCCCTCTCCACTGCCCGGATACTTTAAAAACCCGCTGCTCTGGCATGAGGCAGTAGAGACGGGTTTCCCTGGCTGGTCGTGGGTTGATCCGACCAACGACGCCACTGCCAGTGAAAAACTGATCGGCATGGGCCTGAGCACACACGCCAAACAGTCCGCTCAGCACGGGGAAGATTTTGACATGAACGTTGAAACCCTCATTGAAGAGGAGCTGAAATTGACGCGGCTGGCAGAAGTTCGGGCAGCACGATTGAAAATAGAATCAGGCCAGGAGGCCAATAATGTTTGAAAGAAAAAAAAGAAGCCCGTACCAGCAGCGGGCAGCACTCCCCATTACGCCTCCGGAAGATGCCGAGAACGGCGAGATGGTGTGGACATTGACCACGGAGGCTCCAACGCGGGTCTACGATTGGGGACTGGATGAGATTGTGGAAGAGGTTCTGCTTGCTGATGGCATGCAGGCACCTGCTTCCGGTCTGGTCCCACTGCTCGACAGCCACAGCCAATGGTCGGTGGATGATATCCTCGGGCATGTTGACGGCTTTGCGCAGTCAATGGCCGGGGACTTTCCCGCAGTCACTGGCATTGTCCACTTCTGTAGCGATGAGAAAAGCCAGCGCACTGAAACAAAGGTGAAAGAACGCCATCTCACTGACGGCAGTGTTGGCTATGTCGTCACTAAGTCTCTTTTTATCCCCGACGGCGAAACCGCAGCAGTCAGTGGCCGCACCTTTGAAGGCCCGATCCGCGTGAGCTACGAATGGCACTTAAAAGAATTTTCCCTCACACCCATAGGAGCAGACAGCCTCGCGAAGGTCTCTGCTGCATAACACACAGGAAACACGATGAATCCCAAATTACGAGCATTTTTAGAAAAGAACGGCCTGAGCAAGGGCGCAACTAATACTGACGCATGGGCCCTGTACGACCAGCTGCGCTCCGACGGCGTGGAGCTGAACATTGAGCCGGGGACCCGGCCGCAGACTCGCAGTGAAACTGGCGCCCCGCCCGACAAGGGAACCGATACTGCAACCGACACAGCAGCCGATACTGCAGCTGATTCTGCAGCCTCACCTGCCGAGTCTGAGCAGCGCACAGGTATTGCCGACCAGGTCCGCGAGCAGGTGCGGGCAATGCACACTGCAGAGATCACCCGGGTGCGTGAGATCGATGAGATCATCGCTGCCGCCGGTGGCGTTGACGGCTCCGTCCGTGCAAAACTCGTTGACAACCCGGACTGCACTCCCGATCAGGCGGCCCGCCAGATCCTTGACAGCCTCAAACAGCGCTCCGCCCCCTTCGGTGTGGGTGCTCACTCCGCACAGGTTGGCACCGATGGCCGGGAAAAAATCCGCTCGGCGATGACTGACGCGATCTGTATGCGTCTGGGTATCCCCGTCGAGAAGCCTGCCGCCGGTGCGACTGACCTGCGCGGTGCGACGATAATGGAGATGGTCCGCCAGCATCTTGAGGCACATGGCGAAAATACCCGTGGCCTCTCCCGCCTGCAGCTGGCCACCCGCGCCTTTGCCGGGGGAATGAGTACCAGTGATTTGCCGCTGATCTTCGGGGATGTTGTCAACCGTCGCCTGCAGGCAAGCTATGCAGAGTGGCCGCAGACGTGGATGCCTTTTGTCTCCATCACCCCGGCGGTGGACTTCCGCGATATCTACCCGCTCCGCTTCTCCGGTTCTCCAGATTTGCAGGGGCTGAACGAGCGCGGGGAATATCAGCAGGCAAGCTTTTCGGAGGCCGGTGAAAAGTACCGCGTCATCACTAAAGGACTGGCCATTAACATCACCCGTGAGATGTTGATCAATGACGATCTCAACGCGATGTCCCGCATCCCCTCCGCCTTCGGTGTTGCCGCCAGACGCATGGAAGCAGACGCCGTCTATGGTCTGATCACATCCAACCCGACGATGAGTGACAGCAAGGCGCTGTTCCACGTCGATCACAATAACCTGGAGACGTCTCCGGATTCCATCAACTCCGACAGCCTGGCACTGGGTCGCGCAGGGATGCGGATGCAGAAAGGGATGGGGGGAGAGATGCTTGATATTCAGGCCGCCTTTTTGCTGGCCCCGGTAACAATGGAAACAGCTGCAGATATCATCCTGCGCTCTGCGTCCCTGCCGACAGCCGATTACTCTGCAGGGGTCATCAATCCCTGGGCAGGACGCCTGACACCGATCTGTGATCCGCATCTTGATAATGCCGACGCAGATGCCTGGTACCTGCTGGCGCATCCCGGGCAGGCACCCGTCATTGAGGTGTCGTACCTGCAGGGCGAAGAGGCTCCTTTTGTTGACTCCGCCACGGACTTTGACTCTGACGGGTTGAAGATCAAGGTGCGGCATGACTTTGGTGCCGGGCTCTCTGACTGGGTTGGTATCCGGAAAAACGCAGGGAAAGAAGCAACAGCCGTAACAGGCTAAAACGCAGCTAAAAAAAATAAATACCGCCTCCCAAGAACATGGGAGGCGGCAACACAGGAAAAACAAATGGCTACAAATCTTATACAGCAGGGAGATGTCATCCCCTACACAAACGGCACCGGGTCGGATATTGCGAGCGGTGATTTTGTCCCCCTCACGGCCTTCGGCGGCGGAGTGGCTCTGGTTGATATCGCCGACGACGAGACGGGCAGTGTGGCACTCACAGGAGTATGGACCCTGGCAAAAAAGGCCACTGAGCCCTTTGCTCAGGGGTGTGTGCTCTACTGGGATGCAACAAACAAATACCTGACCACCACCTCAACAGACAACACCGCTGTCGGTGGTGCCTTCCGCTCCGAACTCGCAGCGGCCACCACCGCAGAGTTGCGGCTGGGGTCTCCGCGCATCACTATCACTGTTGAAGCCGCTGCAGGCTGATGAGTGAGAACGAGCAGATTGCCGCTGACGTGCAATGCGAGATTGAGCGAACCGGTGTTGTCGTGCTGATAAACGGCGACCCGGTGTCAGCGTGGATTGCTCCCGTCCTTTTTGAGCCGTCTGCAGAGTATGTCAATACCATGACATCGATGACGGATCTTTTCACAGCGAGCGCTCCCAGGGAATATGTCCCAGGGGAGCGCATCGCTCTTGCACTGCAGGAGGAGCAGTCTCTTGCTCCCGCTGGAGGGATAACCACAACTGCACAGTGGTGGAGTGTTATCAGCCACCGCCGGGCAGGGGCAACGATTCGGCTGCGAGTTGAGAGGGCACAGGGATGAGTGGATATACCATTTCTGGTGATCTTGACGAGCTGAGGCGGCTCACCTTTGGCATTACCGGGGCAAAGGAAGCGCTGGAGAAGGCAGCGGCCTCGGCAACGAATAAGACGGCCACCAGCTCCCGGGCTTTTCTGGCCCGTTCTGTGGCCGCCACCTACCGCATAAAGGTGGGGACAGTCAAAAAAGAGATAAAGATCCGCAAAGCAAGCGCACGCCAGCGGACGATTGAGGCAGCTCTCTACGGCAAAGGCGCGCCGGGAATCGCGCTGCAGAACTTCTTCCCCACTCCCCGCAGAGTGCCGTCGACCAGGCGCACAAAGAACGGAGGATACACTCCGAAGGCGGGGATCAAGGTTGAGGTGCGCCGGGGTAATCGTAAACAGATCACTGGTGCCTTTGTTTCTAAAATGGGCAGTGGTCATATCGGCGTTTACCAGCGCAGCGGGAGTAAACAACTGCCCGTCAAGGAGTTGTTCGGTCCCAGCCCGGTGAACATGATAGCAGCCAATGAGGATATCAGTGACGAGCTGAATGCCTATACCATAACGCAACAGAAAAAAAACATCGCCAGCGCGGCGAAATACTTTCTCAGTAAAGCCGATATCCTGCCGGGATTTGAATAAGAGATAAAAAAATGGAAACAACAACACTGCAGGAAAACGTCGTAGCCCGCTGGCGGGAGATCACTGAAGACAAGGTGTGGCCAGCTCCAGAGGGCGACCGCATTATCCGGGCCTTTCGCCTCGGCTATGGTGCAAAACGGATGCCGTCCAGAGAGGGTGATGATTACCCCTTTATCGCCACCAAAATTACCACCGGCAGTGATACCAGAACCAATGCCGGGCTCACCCTTATCGTTATCGTTGGGCTCTACTCCCCAGTTGACGCTGATGGAGACTACCTCCTTGATGACACCGCTGTCGCTGAGGGGGTCGTTGCCGAAGGCGTGGCCGCCGTCCGGCAGCTGGGATCCTGCTGCAATTACAGCCCCTTTGCTCTGGAAGGGATTACCTGGCAGATCGGCGATGAAAACGGAGACCAGCCCGCGGGCCCCGGATACTACCTGATCGCTGCTGAACTGACCTTTGCACGTTTACCCGTACTCAATACATATAATTAGGAGCTCCACAAATGAATCCAATAACCGCATACAGGGGCAGTATCAACCTGTACTATCAAATCGAGACTGACTCTGCCCTCGGCACCTTCGGGCCTGTTCAGCTTTTTGGCAATATGACCAGCTTTGAGCTGACACCCTCCGCTGAAACGGTGGATGTCACCTCCACCATGAATAGTGACTACGGGCAAAACGCCGACTCAATGACGGAGCCGGGGTCGACAACCATCCCCGCCACTGCCGACCGCCACAACCTCAGCACCATGGCCCTGCAACTCCTTGGTGATGCTGTCGATGATATTGCTGCAGAGTCGACGGTTGCCGCACAGGATCTGGGCACTGTTGCTGCCGGTGAGATTGTCAACCTCGGAGCGCTCGGTGTCTCTGATGTTGTTATTAAGGATTCCGGCACTGCCATTGATACGGATCTCTACTCTGTTATCGAACCAGCGCTCGGTCTGGTGGAGATCAGCACGGCAGGGACGTACACTGCCGATTATACCATTGACGCCAAAAGTGGCAGCAAGATCACTGGCGGGACCAGCCCCGGCAAATTCGTCCGCCTCCTCGGTCGTGGTGTCAACCAGTTTGACAACAAAGAGAAGTTGGTGAAAGTTGCCAGGGCCTCTGTTGCCACCGCCTCAGGCTTTTCTCTGGTCGGGACAGATAACGCGGAGGTAGCCGTAACATTCACCGCCATCCTGCCCTCTGACGGCAGCGCGGCCTTTGAAGTTTACGAGACTGGAAACTGATGCGCACTCTTAAAGAGATAGATCTCGGCGGGCAGAAGGTGCAGGTCCGCCAGCTCACCCTGCGGGAGATGGACAAGCTGCTCACCTCCATGCGTGAGCAGAAAGAACCGAAGACTTTGGACTGGGTCTGCGGGGAGTCCCGCTTGCCCTCTGCTGCTCTGGAAGCGATTGTCTGCATGAACGCCGAGGACATCATTGATCTCGATCTCAACCAGGAGGAGCTGGCAACCTTGTGCGACGAGGCTGAGAAACTCAACCCTTTTGTCGTCGAGGCAGTGGGGCAGATGCGCAAGGTCGCGCAGCTGGAGACGATCCAGAGCACACCTGGCTTAAACGCGCTGCTGTCTCTCTTATCATCTGGGGATTCACCAATATTTGGGAATACCCCTTCGCCGAAGTCTGCCGGATCATCCGACAGCTTAATGAAGACGATGGAAGAACTTTCTAAAAAGTAGGAATTATGGCGGCAACACGGACATTTGAGTTCCTGCTCTCTGCAAAAACTGAGGGATGGCAGAAGATCACCACCGCGAAGAAGGGACTGACAGCCTTTAACCGTGAATTGACCTCGTCCTCCTCGATTATGGCGTCAGCCACCAGGGCGGTGGCTGGTTTGGTTGGGGCGTATGCAGGGATGGAGGCACTCAGTAAAACTGCGGAGATTCTTCTTTCCGCTGATACTGCAGCCTTCCAGCTGGAGAGCTCCTTAAAATCTGCAACCCGGGAATTTGAGGATATTGGCAGTATACAGGAGTGGAATTCTGCTCTTGCTGCGATGGGCGACGAGCTGAAGGTGTACAGCGGCACGGATCTTAAAGAGGCTGCCAGCAGAACAGTTGATATGACTAAACGGCTGGGGCTTGAGGCGTCTCAGATGCAGGAGGTGATTAAACGATCCGCAGATCTTGCCGCAGGAAAGACAACTCTTGTTGACGCTGTCGAGCGGGTCACTGCTGCCCTGCGGGGTGAGGCTGAGGCGTCGGAATTTCTTGGTCTAACGCTGAACGAAACGTATGTAAAAAACTGGTATGAAGCCAGCGGTGCAATGCAGGGAGCGTGGAAAGACCTCACCGACATGCAGAAGGCACAGATTAGATATAACATCCTGCTGGAGCAGTCTGATGGTGTTTCCGGGAAAGCCAAAGAGTCCATCAAAACCCTCAGCGGGGCCTGGATGTTTCTTTCCACGCAAATAAACAATGCTGTAGCCGATAATAAGGACCTGGCGAAGGCCATTAGTGATATTGCAGCACTGGTGGGGAACAACGCTGAAGCCGTTGGCGATTTTGCGGCAGACATGATCAAGGCCGCTGCTGCGACGGCAAGATTTGTTGTTGACAATAAGGAGGCCATCCTCACAGCAGGCGAATGGGCAGGGAAACTGATCATTCTCGTTGCGGCCGCAAAACTGGTCTTGACGCCACTTGCCGCTATCAATGCGGCGGTGCTGGCGATGACAGGGGCCAACCTCGTTGGCTGGCTGAGCGCAACCCTTGCTGGAGTTAAAGCGCTTGGTGCCGGAGTCGTCCTCGTTGCCGGGCCATGGGCTGCGCTGCTGACGGCGATCCTCGCTTCCGGAGCCGCTGTCGCCAAGCTGATCAGTGTCTACCGCGAGCTGAAGCAAGTCGAAGCGGAAAACGCCGCGCAGCAGGTATACAACAACGGCCTGAACGATAAACTCCTCAGCAAAGTGCAGGCCATTGGCACGGCCACTGGCGTCAACATTAGAACCCTCGCAGACTGGCAGAAAGCAATAAAAGACCACACCATCGTTTATGATCAAGCCGCAGGCAAGTGGGTTGCCGCTCACGATAAAGTGACGGCTGCCGGGAAGAAATCTGCGACAGCGGTGAAGGAGGCCACTGGCGATGCCCTGAAGGACATGGAAGCAAAATACCGCAGTTATGTACAGGCGGTAAAGGGGTATCAGGACCAGATTGCTCAGTACCAGATGACCTCTGCCGAAAAGCTGCGCGATATGTCTCGATCCACCATGGACGATACCAGCGCATGGTACGACATGAAGAAGGAGGCGGAGGAGTATGCCGCCGTCGCCGATACGGCCGCCGCCGCTGGAGACTGGGAAAAGGCAAAAACATACAGCGACAAGGCTGCTGCTGCTTATGCCAAATTGAACACGGAGGTAACGGAGAACGGCAGGGTGACTGTCTCTGCAGAGCAGGCGCAGCAAACGGCCATGGCCGGGTACGAAGAGAACACCAACGGCGCCATCGCTGCTTTGAAAGAGATGCAGACTGAGGCCGCCACTGCCGCCGACAAACTGATTGAGGCGGCAGGATTTGCTGATCTGTCAAAAGGCCTCACCGACCTTGAAAAAGAATGGTTTACCAGCTGGAAGGAGATGCACTCCGAAACAAAAACTCAGCTGGCGAAGGTCGAAGAGGAGATCCAGAAGATCGTCTCTAAAACCCGCACCGTCTACATCAACGTGAAGACTGTTGAGAGTAAGGCGACCGGCGGCCTTGTCGGCGTGCAGCGGCTGGCTGCTGGTGGTGGGGTTCGCAACATGCTCGGCGGCGGCTGGTTGCCCGGCTACGGTGGTGGTGACCGGCGACGGATCCTCGGCGAAGACGGTGAATACATGATCAACAAAGGTGCTGTCAAAGAAGCAGGAACGTCTGCAGCTCACGCCTTTAATACCAAAAACTGGGGCGCCCTGATGGGCATCCTCTCCACCCGCTTCGGCAACGTCATCCACCGTGCCACTGGCGGAGAGATTAACAGCGTGGCAAGCTACTCCCCTGTCGGATCAGCGGCCACCGCCGGTGCCGGTGCCGTGTACAGCACCCCCGTCAATATCACCATTAACGCGGGCGGCAGCATTGACACCCTGACCCGCAGCAAGATCCGCCAGTTGACTGATGCCATATCAACCGAGATTGATCGACGTACCCGGAGGAGCTCGAAATGACGGTAGGAATCTTCGTTGATACTCTCGAACTTGATAAAAACCTTATCCTCTCTGGACTGCACACTGTCGGCCAGCGGCCGGGCAGTGATCGGCGGACCCTTGGCAATCGCCTGGCCCCGCAGCGCGGTGCCTCCGGTGGCGGAGAGTTGACCCTGACCAGCACCCTGTCCGGCAGCAGACTCTTTGGCCGATGGACACGGGCACAGATTGACCAGCTGCGAACATGGGCGAATGACGGGGAGACGCACACCCTCACTGTCCACGATGCGTCATGGACAGTGGTCCTGCTTATTGACGGGATTGCCACTGCCCAGCTCTTCCCCCGCAGCAACCCGCAGGAGACTGATATCTATACGGGCAGTGTGACCTTTGCAGTAACTGACTAATACGTTTTCGACGATAAAAAAATAAAGAAGAGGGAAAAATGGAAGAACTCATTGCTGAGACGAGGCTGGCAGCAACAAAGACGTTTACATCAACGGGCCCTTTTGCCCTCTTTGCTGATGGATTGCAGGGTCTGGAAAGAGTCGAAGTCGAGCGGACAGGCCCTTCCGGGGTCCCCGGCCCGGCAACTTGCGGAGAAGGAAAAGTCTTCTTAACGAAGAACAGGAATTCTATCCCCTCTTATTTACCAGGGGAGATTGTCTGGACAGTGACCAAACTTAAAACTGATGGGCTTGTGAGTGTCGGGGCAACAGGAGAGGTGACTGTATGACGCCTCCTCCTGCCTTTGGATTGACTTTTCCTCCTGCTTTCCCCAGCCCATTTCCGGGGGCTTTCGGGGGGATCCCACCTACGATAGAACAAAAAAACTACGATGCAGATGATGAAATTCCATGCGCTCGAATTATCAGCTGCAGTGGGTATGTTAGGGAGGATGACGTATGACGTTGGAATTAGAACGGCCCGCTTGTGGCTACACTGATGGTGTTAAAAACACGTTTGAGACCGAAAAAGATAAAGCTATTCGCAACCAGATAAAGATTGAGGATGCTGTTACAGCTCTGCAGGATGCTGTTGACCTCTACGACAACATCGGCGTGCAAGGGGAACTGGACTTCGGCTTCGGGCCGACAACCCCCGCGAACATTCCAGCGTGGCTGTCTGAGGTTTTCGGGACGACGACATCGGGGCATGAGCGGCGGGGGGATTACGAGACTACTGATGGAGACGTGTGGTCGTATATTCCTGCGTACTGGCGACGCAAAGGGTCCGTTGATTCCCCTCGGTATGCAGACTACTCATTTGAGGCCTTGGACATACTTCCTTTTTCAGCTTACCCCGATCTCGCCACCGCTGCTGCCGATGGATATTCCTGCCCGCAAGCATTTCGGCAGGGGGGTCTGAAAAAGGGCTTCTTTTGGATGAAGTATAAATGCGGGAATGACGACGGACGGATTGGCTCAAAAGTCGGGCTCACCCCCATCTCATTGACAGCCGGTGCGACATACACAAACTCAACATTGTTCGGGGGGTCTGGCATTTATGCCGACTGCGTTAATCTTGCAACAGCGTATAATGATGGCTGTCATGAGATTACCGCACAGCAGGCCGCCTGCATTTCGGAGCTGCAACTTGCTCATGCGCAGGCTGCAACTGATACTGATGCGTGCGCATGGTTGGATTTGACGGGGACAACTAATTTTCCAAAAGGGGCAAACACTGGGGCCGGAACTGCTCCTGCGGATATTAATGATGCAGCATGTACGTTTGAGATGTGCGATGCTACGACGTATTCAGGAGACATAAACAAAAGCAAAACTGGATCTTGTGTGTATCCTAAACGCTGCACACACACAGGGCAATCCGGGGGGATTTCAGACGTAAACGGAAATGTTTACGAAGTGTTAATCGGCATGACGCAGCCGGGGACATCAGCGACAGATACAACAGTGCTGGAGGCTGGTAGCATTTATACTCTCAAAGATACTGTTGATGTCGCAACGCTGACAGGTGGGTGGAACGGAGCGCTGGATGTGTGGGGCGATGCTGCGCATATTGCAGATCTCTATGACACAGTTGTTACAGGAGTTACAGCTGTGGCGAGTCGCTGGGGAGGGTCTGCAATGTCTGTGTCAAATGATACTGATATTGACACAGACGGATATAAAGCCGCTGCCGTCCTCTGGCCCGCTAGCCAGGCCAGTCTCGGCGGGACAAATTTATTCGGGAATGACTACTGTTACGCATATTTCCGAGCGAATTGCGCCCCGCTTTGTTTTGGGAGCTGGGTCTATGGTTCGAGCGCGGGCTGCTGTGCGCGGTATTGGGGCGATTGCCGTTCGTATGCGGGCCACAATGTGGGTTTCCGCTTTGCCGCCTATGGTCGTTTGCCTGGTAGTTAAGCTAACGCGATAGCGCTTAGCTTCTCATATATTAAGGATTTTTAAAATGAGCAATTCATTTGAGATTAGGGAGGATACGAGACGACTGATAAAAAGGTTAACCATAACATCAAACCACTTTCCGAAACACGAACGTTTTGGATTGCAAAAAGAGCTTAAAGAGAAGATGTATTCTTTTTATTCGAAACTGATGGAATGTGAGTGCAGGTATTACAATAAAACAGCGGTAACAGAATTGGCTGTTTTGTTGTATCAGATATGTGCGCTTGTAAACCTCGCCTATGATATGGGATACCTGTTGTATAACGGAGAAGATCAAGACGTTGCAGCGAAAAGGCATCTTAATCTTTCTATACCGCTGGTTAAAATATGTAAAGATGTTGATGAGTGGAAAGAAAAATTGAGAATTAAGAAGTAATATTGGCGGCCACATTACAACCCCGATTTGTTTTGGGAACTGGGACAATGGTTCGAACGCGGGCTGCTGTGCGCGGAATTGGAACAATTACCGTTCGAATGCGAACAACAATGTGGGTTTCCGCTTTGCCGACTATCTCCACCACCTGATATTGCAACAGCAAAAACTGGGAATAGGGATGTGGCGTCAACCGCAAGGGAAATAATATCAACATGGGCTTTTGAGTATTTTCGGAGAAAATCAGTTTATGGCTTGTCGTATTGGAAATATCTTTGATGATGTTGTCAGTATCCCTTCTCTTTACTCTGCTTTTAATTCAGCGAGAAAAGGGAAGAAAAATAGAAGACATGTTGTTAATTTTGAGCAATCACTGGGGGCTAATATCCTCAGCCTGCACAACGAGCTCATGCTAGAAGAATACTCCCCGGCTGAATACAAAACATTTATAGTTCGTGAGCCGAAAGAGAGGGTTATATTTGCTCCGAGTTTTCGGGATGTCGTTGTTCAGCACGCAGTATATTCAGCAATATACTGGAAGTTTGACGCCAGTTTTATAGATCAGAGCTATGGATGCAGGATCGGTGGAGGGGCACAACGAGCCGCGCGACAGGCGCAGAAATACTTCAGGGCATGTTCCCCGGATGAGTATTATCTTCAGCTTGATATTAAAAAGTTTTTTTATTCAATCGATCACGGTATTTTGAAAGAACTTGTTGAGCGCAAGATAAAAGACAGGAGGCTCCTGAATTTAATTTTTAAGTTCTTGAATTGTAATGATTGCAATGGAGTCGGTATCCCTATCGGTAATTTTCTCTCTCAGATACTCGCGTTGGTAGTGCTAAACCCACTTGATCATTTTATAAAACGAGATCTAAAAGAAAAAATGTATGTCAGATACGTAGATGATTCTTTGATTATTGGCCTGACGAACGAAAAGGCAAAGCGCCTGAAGCATATCATCGAAGAGTATTTGCATGATACGCTGAAAATGTCGCTCTCGAAATGGAGAATCGCAAAGATAAAAAGAGGAACGAATTATTGCGGGTATCGAATCTGGCAGAATAAGATGCTTGTACGAAAGTACATACTCTACAGATTCAAAAAAGCGGTTCTGAATAATGACACACCCGCAATCGTGAGCTATCTCGGCCACGCTAAAGGCACACAGTCGATAGCGTATATGCAAAAAATAATGGAGAATAGATGAACATATATAAGTATTTGCCGATTGTTACAGTCGGCCCGTTTGGCACAGTGACTGAGCATACAGATTCCGACGATGTTAAAACCCTCGGAGTGATTGACGATTGGCACTACGTTGCCGCCGACGTGCCCCCCGGGCCAGAGGAGATAGAGTTTATTTTGGTGACCGACTCAGACGAAATAGATTGTATCCCAACGATCATGGCAAATATGGCAGCTGCAAAGAGGCTAAGAAACTCTATCAAAAGCTGCAAATATATCACAACGCCCGACGGCAATACCTGGGATTACGAAGCGGGCCCGAATGGCTCCCGAGAATTAATTGACAGAACATTGGCGTACAAGATCAATAACAATATCTCTGATGATGCCTCGACTCCGTGGAAGCTGGCGGATGACAGCTGGATACAGGCAACAGCCACTACACTGATTAGCGTAACAAACGCTTGGACAGAGATGCAAGAACGATTGTTTCAGGAATATGCCGTCTGGACGGCTGGGGATTGCATTGAACCCTTCTCCTTTTCGGGATAAGAAACAAAACAACGAGGGGGGAGAGAACAATGCCTTTGTTTACTGGATGGGGGGATAACGGCGTAACAACCTTTTGCTCAGGATTTTGGGACACAGTCTGGGGTGTCGATATAACGGATCTCTGTTATGACCATGACGCAGCATATTCCGCCGGCACGATAATTCTGAAACTAAAAGCAGACTGGAAGTTACTGTCCGGGGTATATCATCGTGCGGATCGCAGCGACTGTGCTGCTCCGCTGCTCATGGAAATAACGGCAGTTGCTGTATATGCAGTGGTATCAACGGTCGGATGTTTGTGGTGGCTGGGCGGGAAGATAAAATGACAGTGGGGAAAAGGCAATGATTGATCTTGAACAGCTCCATCATATTGTGACAAAGGTTATTTCACAATGGGACGAAAAATTTACTTTCCTTTCTGTCGCGGCCCTCGGCGGTATTGCCAGTTTTTTGATCAGCGGGAAATACAAATGGGTTGAATTAATTACCAGTGTGTTCCTGGCGGTATTTATCGGAGGGTATCTCGCACCCCTTGTCTGCCAGCTGCAGGAATATTCTACCGAAAAGACAAATATTATATGTGCTCTCGGTGGATTGATATCACGAGACGCGGCTCGGATGCTGAAAAGGTATACATGCCAACGGGCAGCCTCTTTTCTTGGGCTGCCTGCGGAAAAAACGGAGAAAAAATGAAACGAATCTTTGGAATGTGTTTACCGATGCTGCTGTTGATGGGCGGATGTGCGGATTATGGGAAATACGTTGACAGCGTAAATGCAGCGAATATTGCTATCGCAAAGAACAACGCAGACCAGCGGGTTGCTCAGACACGCTTCGGACTTGCAGCACTTAAGGCAGCGGCAAAAACACCGGACGGCGGCGATGACATGGCTGTTTTTGCCCTGCTGGCATTCGGCAAGGATCGCGCAGAAACTCCGATGATAGCGGTTGAGACACCCGACAGCGCGTCGAAGATAATCGGTGCCGCCACTCCCGTGGCTCTTGGCGCTATTGCAGGCGCTACGGTCGCGAATGTAGCCAAAAGTTTTTCAGAGAGCGGCAGCGACACAACCACAACGACAACTACAGAGACCCTTGCTGAAGAGGAAGAGACGGAGGTGGGTACTGTGGAAGAAGAGTCTGTTGCCGAGGTCGAGACTGCTGCAGTTGAAAAAATCACCAGTGAATAAGATGAACTTCCGTCACTCCCCTGCTCCATGGA